TTAATTTTGCTTTCCGAATAATTCTAAAGCCAAATCATGATCTATTACAATAGTTCTCCCTCTTTGTTTTATTGCCTCATCTAGTATTCCCGATGATTTTATTTTTGAAGCATGTCGCTTTGTGCAGTGTAATAAATCGGCTAATCCCTGTAAACCATATACATATCTTTTTTCTTCTATCTGTTTGATTTTTGAGATAAGGCTGGTTATTAGTTCTTTTAAATCTCCTACTGTTAAGTCAATTAGGCGAGTGTCGTCTGAAAATCTTCTTTCTATTCCTATCATAGTATTATTTATTAAGTTATAAATTAATCTCCAACAATTGCTTTTTCAGCTCTTTTCTGATTATTTCCTATTTAAAATGGCATCAATATCAGATTGTCTATAAAGCCTTTTTCCTCCAACTTCTATTACACGTAAATATCCATTTTTATTCCACTGATATAATGTGCTACGGTTGACATGCAATAGTTTTGCGGTTTCATTGGGAGTAAGGTATTCTTTGGGTTGCTTTGTTTCTAAAATCAAACGTTCTATATCATCTTTTGACTGTTGGAGAAGATAATCTGCAAATTCTTTTAGCTCCTTGATCGTAATCGTTATGGAAATATTTAAATCGCTTTCCAATAAATCTTGTAATTTCATAATTTGTTGATTTTATATTAAATTGCTTTTGGCTATTTTATCTACATCTGTATTTTTTGAAGACACTTTAGAATGTTTCCACTCTCAATAGCTTCCATAATTTCATGCAGTTTATAGTATATATGTCCTCTAGGTTCGGAAATTTCGTCACCTTCTTCGTTTACCATTGTTTCAATACCAAATTGATAAGGGAATACTAGTTTCCGTTTCTCTAAATTTCTGATAACTCCACGACCAAAACGTCTTTCTGCATCAGACCTGCAGATAAGAATCTTTTTGTTTTTGAGGTTTGCATTCCTTTCATTCCTGTATGCTTCAATACCTAATTTAATACCAATCTCAATGGCTTGCTTAATAATCGGATCTATTTCCATATCTTTTTCTTTTTGTTAAGTTGACAAATGAACAAAAATAATTGGAGTTATTACGACATTTTGATCTTTTTATTTGTGGGTTTATCTCATTCATCCTCATAAATAGCCATCATAAAAAGAAAACCCGGCAACCGTATTGTTACCGGGGTGGCTTTGTTGATGGCGTCAACTAATGTGCCAGGCCGAAGCCCCTAACACAAATTTATCTTATCAAATTCTTATTAAGCGTTTTCATGTCGAATTTCGGAGGTTTAGACTTTCCTGTACACTTTGTTACCTTCATGCTGTCCTCCTTTAAAATAAACCTTTTTATTTCTCTATTCTGCCGTCTCATGACGGCTACTACAGCCCGTATTTCATCTTCTAATGATGTGCACATAATATCTAAAGTTGTATATTAGCATTATATTTTATATTATACTCTCGTGTGAGTTTTCGGCTATATCTTTCATGTTTTCGGGCTTTCTTCTCTATTCTCTTACATTCCTTTTCTTTCTTTGCTACTTTCTTCATGATAATAACTCGATGTTTATTCCATGCCTCATTATTGCCTTCTAATTCAATCAGCCGAGCCGCCACATGCTGGATCGTGGAATAATAAGCATCAATCATTTGCTTTGTACTTATTACAGGAGTGTCTATCATTAGCTCTCTTTCGTCTATTGATAAATTACTAAGCTGGTGCACTCTCATTTGTTCTTTAATGAATTCTTGTAATTCTACATTTTTCTCTGTGATTAAATCTTGTAAGTCAATTGTTTCCATTGTTATTAAAGTTATATTGATTGATTTCTGTTGTTATCGTTAAACATTTCATCCCAGATGCAGAAAGCAAGAAGGATGATACAAATAATTAGTGTAGCGTTCATAATTGATTAAATATCAAAGAAGTGCTCTCCCTTTTTCCTAAATATCCTATAGCCAGTGTATAGGCATCCGAATACTATCAATATCTCCATCTCGTTATAGCTTAATGGTTGTAACCTGTTGGTATATTGATGAGGCTTTTATTATCTCTAATGGTGTGCCGGTCACTTCTATTGCTGTGTACTCTTCGTATTCGAATACTTGATATTTAATTCCTTCTATCTTTAGCATGGTAGCAATATCCTCTACTTGCTTGCTCTCGTGGAGCTTATAAACCTTTGTTTCTATCATATAGTATAATTTATGATAGGGGGAATTCCCCCTATGGTTAATAATTCAGTGAAAGGGAAGCACCTATTTTCACAAACCAGTACTTCCATGAAAACAAATCAATTATTATGAATAAAAAAACTAGTCACCGCAATACGAGCCACACCCGTAGCCCATTGCACGACTAATACGGTTTTGATACTCGTTGTAAGAGATGCCCTCTTTGCGTGCTGCTATCTCTCCTTTCATGCGTTCCGCTTTGGCTTCCGCTTCTCTTCTGATCCGGTCGGCTTCGATTTGTGCACGAAGAAGAACCGAACTAATGGCGGCTTGCTCGTTCTCTTCACGTACCTTTGCTTCACGTGCTTTTGTCTCCGCTTCTATTGTCTGGCGTTCTTCGGCTACTCTAACCTCAAACTTTGCCATGCTCCAAGATTTACGGAGTGCATCGGCAAATGTCGGGTACTTTGCATGAGCGTTTTTATAAAGGTTGTGCGCTCTCTTCATTATCTTGCTTAAATCGTAACGTGCCATATCTTTATAACTTTTATTGTTATTATTATAATGCAAATATAACTCTTAATATCATAATTACAATTGTCTAAATGAAAAATAATGATGCTTTAAACTATATTTAACTATGATATATAACTTTTGAGTTATTTATTTCTATATTTGCACATAAATTGAATTATAACTTAAAATGTCATTATCATGAGAATAAAAGAAGTATGTAAAGAAAAAGGCATCACAGTGAGCCAACTTGCGGAAAAGATGGGTATTAAGCAAGAAAGTTTAAGTCGGGCTATAAATGGAAATCCAACGCTTGAAACACTGGAAAGGATTGCCAATGCTTTAGAGGTTGACATTACAGAACTGTTTGTACCTTCTTCTTCCGGTGGTATTATTGGAGTAATCCGCATAAGAGATATCAATTACAATATAAATAGTGTGCCGGATTTGTCCCGGTTACTGGATAGAATAGAAAGCGGAGAAATCGTTTTATAATATCAAAGTAGAATAGTCATGAATGAAGATTTAAAACTGTTGTTAGATAAAGCTGACACACTCAAAGGAGAATTATCCGCTTTACGTCCATTACCGGAAGATGCGCTGCAAAAGATACAGGATGCCTTAGATATAGAATACACTTACGAAAGTAACCGAATCGAAGGCAATACCCTTACATTACAGGAAACCGCCCTAGTAGTAAATGAAGGAGTTACCATATCCGGCAAATCTATGCGTGAACATCTGGAGGCTATCAATCATAGCGAGGCTATTGATTATATCAAAGATATAGCGAAGAAGGATATAGAGATAAGTGAACGTACTATCAAAGAAATACACGCTCTTATCTTGCATGGAATAGACCGTGAAAATGCCGGGAAATATCGTACCGTTCCCGTTATGATTTCCGGTAGTACCCACATGCCGCCACAACCTTATTTAATACAGAAGCAAATGGAGGATTTTATGATAAAGTTCCGGCAGATGGAGGAAGAAAAAGTACATCCGGTACTTATAGCCGCATATCTTCACGACGAACTTGTACGTATTCATCCGTTTATTGATGGAAACGGGCGAACGTCACGTTTATTGATGAATCTTTATCTTTTACGGAATGGGTATACACTGGTTACTTTAAAAGGCAGTAATGAGGATAAAATAAGCTATTATAAAGCACTGGAAGAATCTCATACAGAGAATAAGCCGGAAGCCTTTCGAAAACTTGTTGTTGAGGCCGAAATTGCCTCTTTACAAAGATATTTGTCTATAATGCAATAGGGTATGAATACAAATGAAATAGATAAATTGAGCTTTGCAAAAGCTCATGCCTTGTTTGAAACTGGAGATATAGATCGTATTGAGGTGGGAACCGTAAAGGGATTGTGTGACATACACCGTTATTTGTTCGATGGGTTGTACAGGTTTGCTGAACAGGTGCGTACGTTGAATATAGTAAAGAGAAACTTTCGTTTTGCTAATTGTATGTATCTTGATGTGATACTTAAAAAACGTCTTGGCATGGTGATCGATTGGCAGAATGTATAAGGTTCTCTATTGGCAAGCTATGGAAAGAAGCCCGATTAACGACCTAGAATTGCGGACTTTGTTACATCAAGGATTAACCAACCAGGTAGATGATAGAGAAGTTGTATTTAAAGGTATTACGCAATCTTATTATTATGAGGGTTACGAACCAGAATAATGAAGAGGTTAGTAATCCATTTTGTTCTTTATTGTGGAAAGGACGTCAATGTAAAAGCAAATCAAATATGAATAAGAATATCAATCTTAAGTATTCAGTCAAAGGATTTTCAGATGCAAAAGCAACTGAATATTTGGAAGAACTAAGAAATAGGATTGTAGTCAATGATTATACAAGACCCCTCATATTTATCAAATATGGTAAACTGAATGTATTAAATAGACTCAAATCTATAATATCAGAAATATGTGATTGTCTGATAATTGGTAATGCACAAGCTGCTATAACTCTAACAAATCACCTATTTGAGAATAGTTTGAAACAAACATTGATAACATGGGATTCACAGGGTAGACGATTTAATGATTCTGAGAGGATAGATGAAACATTCAAACAAGAAGTTGAGGACTATGATAATAGGGATATTGAACCTAATATTAAGAAGTGTAAAAGTAAAGGTTTGATAACCAAAGATGAAGCTGAAAGATTGATAAAGCTAAAAAATATATACCGAAATACCTTTTCTCATGCTTCTTATTCAAAACTATTTAAAGAATCTTCTACTGTTATATACTCTGGTAGCTTGAATGAACCAACAAAAATAAAAGAAAAAATTGTAGATATCTCCAAAGTTCCATTTTTATATTTATTGGCTCAAGAGCAATTTGCAAAGAAAAATGCTTTGATTTATTTTCTGGAAGTATATGAGTTCATAGATAAAATGGATAAAAAATTATTGGATTTATATCCAGAAGTGAAAGAACTTGTTTTGCAACGGGAAAATCAGCTTTGATTCCCGACAAAATAATTGTAAATATGTATTAAACATACCCCGTTCCTTGATTGGTTCGGGGCTTTTGTTTATACTTAGCCATTAAAACTATAATTTATATTCATCATTCAGACGTTTTATGATCCTTTTTATTGTTGAGGCTGATAATTTATGCTTGTTTGCAAGAAAGTCCCGAATTTCGGCTTCTTTTCGTCCTTCTGCAAGCATATCTCTATACTCATAGAACATATCAAGATACATTATATCATCTGCGCTCACTCCGTTTCTGTTCATTGTAGCGAGTAGAAAGCGGCTTGATGCTAAAACCTCATATACTTTCATCTGCTTTGGGAATATAAGGTAAGAAATCAAAGCCTTTAAACTCTTTACTGTTGATGGTATGAGTTACCTTTTGTTTATCAGAAAGACCTATAATTCGGGAAACTATATTGGGGTTAAACGCACCAACAATAGCACCTTCTAATTGTTGTGTCCTGATGACATTCTCTATGCGTGTAATGACTACGGAAAAATCTTCATGACTACCTTTTTTAAAATCGTTCCAAAAGGACTTACTAACATCTAAATAAGCCATTAACCCGGTCAGAGAGTAAGGACGTTGTGTAGGGCTTTCTTCTTTTTCCTTTATTTCTCCTTTCGTTTTATTCTTGATTGCTTTCCATGGAGTCCTGTCACAATAGGCAAAATACTCACAGGCTGCTTCCCACAACTGTTCAGGAGAAGCAAAACGCTTGCTTCTCCCATGCTTGTTTCTCAACTTCCAAAATTGGTTTCCTTTAGGTGCAGACATAACTAATGTTCTTTTAATTGTTTGATTAAATCCGCTTCTTCCTGATTCTTGACTACAACGGTCAATCCTGTAGAAACTTCTCCGGAATGCTCGGTGTTCTGTTTGTTCTTCCATCTGTCAGGAGCAAGGTTTGTGAGAAGGAATATTCCGGCTCCCACATTAGGTTCAACACGGACATTTTTTCTTACTTCCTTTTTCAACTTCTTTTTCTTGCCTTCCATGTAGTATTCAGAAGAAACCTGTTCGTATTCATACCCGATGGCAGACCTTGCAAGGGAAGAAACGACATTGCGTTCTAACCCGTTTTTGAAATCTTCTTTCGCCTTTTTTATAGCATTCCCGAAAGTTTCATTTTCCATCCATCGGTAATAGGTACTCTTTCCGATTCCCATTACATTACAGAAGTCAATAAGCTTTGCACCGCCATAATCTATAAGTCCGTTTTCACATACCCAGTCAACGCACTTTTGAATTGTTTCTTCATTAAATTTTGCCATATCTTCAGTAGTCTTTTATATTTAATCATTAAATTACAAATCTCCCAGATGATCCAAAGCTTCGTCCGGTATTTCCATATTTATAGCCTCCTCCATAGAGATAGAATGTCCCAAATACTCTTCTAAAAGCATTTTTCTAGTTTGATTGGCCTGTTCGGTAATACTCCGAATCTTTTCTTCTACATTTTCTTCCATGTCATTACAATTTTAAAAGTTTACACTCGCATATATCGTTCTCTTTGGTCTTTATCTCTATGATAGCCAGATAACAACCATATTGAGCCAAATAAACCGGTATATCCATCTCTAAGTCCCGCAATTCGATACTGTTAAGACGGATATACTCGGTCACTACCTTTGCATTATTGATTAGTCCTTTGTACGTCTGATAGTTATTTGCAATTAAGGTATTCCATTCTAGCCCCTTGAATATTCCCTTTGTGCCATCAAGAAGTAATATCCGAGGATTGGCTTTATTATACTGTAGTTCTCCGTTATCGTTGTAGGAATACAAAGGAATATAAGCAACGTCTCCTTTTGTACTGCAGGCGGAGAAAGGCAAAGTGATAGCATCACGTTCGTACTCTATCGTGGCATCATCAACCTGGATATTTCCATCATAGTTTCCCATGACATTATCATCTTCTTTATACCGGAACCAGTTGTTTTGAGCAATGTTATTAAGGGTGTACTGTAAGTTTCTTGGCGTTACGCTATTATAAGCCATTATCACACGATTCGTCCAGTCTACAGCTTTAGATTTGTTTGCAGACAGATTATCGAAGGGAATAAACTTGATCCCGTTTTCGCCATCCGGTAAGGCAAACAAACCGACCATTGAGGCAACGGCTTTAATGAAGTCTATTTGCTTGATGTCCGGAAGATTGGGAACTAGAGGAAATTTCTCACCAAAAGATATTTCACCCTTAGTCTTTAGATACAGATTTATATTACTATCAGATTCAATAAAACAAGAATTTTGATCTATGGATGGTCTTGGAGTAAGACTTAAATCAAATTTATACCCATCTTTTATATCTACTTCATAACTAAATTGAAAATAAAGAGATTTATATCCGTCTTTTTGTTCTATTTGAGGATATATAGTTTTACTTATTACAGGAGATGTATTTGCGCTATCTTCATATACGTTAAGTATTATAGGATAATCGGATGAAGATGTACTATATGTATATTTTATTCCAATATATATTTCTCCACTTATTAGTGAAGCTTCATAATTTGATTTCAAGAAAGTGTTTTCTGAAAGAATCTCTCCATAATTCTGTTGTGTAGCATCTGGGATTGAAAAAACAACATCGCAAGAATTAAATCCGTCATATCTAAGACCTGAAGCCTTTATAATAAATGGGAACTTATCAAAAAGGGGTTGTGAATCATTCCTTGTCAAAAGAGGAATAATCATTTTGTTTATAACAGTAAGCTTGTCAGACGGGAAATTAAATGTCACTCCGCTTTCTTCTTGAATCCTATAAAGTATCCACCATACAGGTACTACTGGATGACGCCAAACGTTTGGATCATTAGAGTTAAACCCGTAGTCAATACGTGGAAATCTTTCCGAATTTTCTCCCCAATTTTCCCAAACAACCCAATCTGTACCCTCAACTGTTCCATATTCCAAATCCGTTAGCTTCTTGCCATCGTTTACTACACTGGCGAAGTTAGTGACATTACCCCAGGTAAGAGCTATTTCTATTGATTCATTAATCTCTAGCAATACTACAATTGCATCTTTGATTATCTCAATGCCATTCCGTAATAACGTACCTTTATGCTTTAGGTACGGATAACGGCTTATTGAACTGGGAAGATGTGCGCACTCAATCAAAGCCAGATTCTTTGCTGTTTTAGGAAGTTTTATCGTATAACTGCTATTACTTATAATTTTACTAATATCGGTTAGCAGGTTACTTTTATAGCTCAAAGTAATATCCGTCTTATTAAGATCGGCTTTTGTGTTATTGATATATAATTCATCTCTTGTCATAGCATATTTTTTATTTATACCGGGTAGACCATCCGAAGCAGACCTACCCGGTATCGGTTATACAATCTTTGCCAGTGCGGAAATGAGTTTTTCCAGTTCTTCGCCTTCAATGGAAAAGCCGGGCTCCTCTCCGCTATCTTCCCTTACTTGTCTGGCTTCATCACTTTCATCAATGGTGATAACTGCGAGATTGGCCGGTGTTTCGTCCGGGTTTATTCCTCTGTATACCGTGATTTTGTCTACGAAAGATTCCGTTTTAAGATCTATTCCAGATTTTGGCAGTTCTTCACTACCTAATTTTAGCAACTGAATCCCCAGTTTACGGGCTTCTTCCGCATTTAGGTGTACGGTGTTCTCTTCTGTTATGGATTCCCCGTTTACTGTTTTAGTGATAAGGACTTCGTTGTTGTCACCTCTTCTCACATAAAGATGTTTTTCACTATCTTTTCTTACTCCGAAAAATGTTTCTTGTTTCATGACCTAAAAAATTAAATTGGTTAATAAAATATTTGTTCTCTAATTCTTTTGCAACGATTAGACAAACACCTATCCGGTAATACTTTTCCTCGCTTGATGGGCGTTTACTTGAATGGTTCTTTTTAAAATTAGCCTACGAAGGTTTTATAAACCCATTATCTAAATAATATCTCGCTTGCTCATATTTTGGGAATGTCAAAGCCCAAAAACCAAAAGCATTGTCACCGGGATAGCTAACACAGTTAAATCGTTTGTTTATCTTGCGTTTGAACACTTCATAAACGATTGCTCCTCTCGGAAATATACGCTTGTATAAGTAAACTTCAGTTTGGGGATTATATCCGATTTGGATAAATCGCTCTTTGTTCTTAATGAACTCTTTTTCTAATTCTTTAATTGCTTCCATAACTTTTAAATGTTGCTCTCGCTCATTTTAAGGTGAGCGAAAATGATAATCTATTCTTTTGGGTACTCTTGCTCATCTGGCAGATGAAAGTGATTTTCGCTCGCTTTATTTTGGCTAAATATATTTTTTTGCTCGTTTATCTCTTCCAGACCAAATTCTACTCTCGGATTCCGTCGGTCTATCCGTTTCTCCGCATGAATCTCAAAACATAGGCTGTCATTTGTAATAGCCTCCACCATTTGCAAGCAGTCAAGGATCGTTTTTAGAGCATTATCCAGGTCGAAGCGAATATTTCCATGCCAAACACGAATAAATAGCTTGAAACGACCGGAAATGCGCTTTCCTCGATACTTCTTGCATTGTAGGCAGAAGGATTTCTCATACTCCCTGATCCGGTCGTTTTTGATGATCCGTTTCTGACCGTCTTTGCCCGGTACGGCTTGATAGTTGTTTGCTTTCGCTATCACTTGTCCGTAGATTATTTCTATTTCCATAGCTAGAAGGGATTGTTTTCCGTATAACCTTTCGTATCGTAGTCAAATATCTTAGTTAGGGAACCGTTATGCTTGAATTTGACTGTTCCGACAGAACCGTTTCGATGTTTGGCTATAATCAATTCACCATAGTTGTGAATCTCACGTCCGGATGAATCATTGATACTAATCCCGTAATATTCCGGACGATGAACAAAAATCACTATGTCTGCATCTTGCTCAATGGCTCCTGATTCCCGAAGATCGGCAAGAATCGGTTTCTTGTCTGGTCTCTTGTCTACTTCCCGGTTGAGTTGAGACAGAAGGATAACAGGTACATTCAATTCTTTAGCGATAATCTTTGCCTCCCGGGACATTCGGGCTATTTCCTGCTCTCTGTTTCTAGTTCCATTAGAACTTTCGGTTATCAGCTGGAGATAATCAATTATCACCATCCCGCATTTATTTTGCCGGTGGAACATGCGACACATTGCCCGGATATAACTCATACTTATAGCCGCATTATCGTTTATTGTTATCGGTAAAGTGTATAAAGTTCCCCCTACTGCCTTATCTATTTGCTGTAGCTCATCTTGGCTTATATTGCCGGACCTTAATTTGCTGGGGTGTACATTGGATTCCGAAGCTATGAAACGCTCATACAGGCTTATAGAATCCATTTCTAAAGAGAAAATGACTACCGGAATGCCTTGCTTAGCTGCCGACTTTCCAAAATGTAAAGATACGGCAGTTTTCCCCATGGCCGGACGTGCTGACAATACAATCAATTCGCCACCATGCAAACCGGAAGTCATATCGTCAAGGTCCTGTAACCCGGTTGTTATTCCTGTCTGCTGCCCGCTGCTATACAGTCCCATTTTCCGATCTATGTTTTTTAATGCGGATTGTGCAATGTCTTTGAATGATTGGGCTTCACTTTTCCCAATCAAATTCTGTTGCATCTGTTCCAGTGCTTTTCCCGCATTGAAAAGGACGTCTCCGATGTCTTCCGTATCATCATAGGCTTGTTGTTGGAGTATATGGGATAATTCAATAGCTTTCCGTTGTAGATATTTCTGTTTAATCATGAGAGCATGTTCTACAGCATGGAATGAGTCGTAGCCGTGATTCAAAGTTTCAGCGATGAAGTGGGGCGGAACTTCTTCTATCTTTCCCATCGAACGTATCTCATTCGTTACTGACACTATATCACATGGTTTATTGCTTGCATAAAGAGACCGTATAGCTTCATACAATATTGCATTCCGGATATCAAAAAACATGTCTGTACTTAGATCGGAAGATATAGCATCAAATACTTTATCGCCTCCAAAGCTAAGGAGAGAACCGTTAACGGCTTGTTCCGCTTCTGGTGCGTTCGGCATTCCTTTAACTTGGGATAATGTAGACTTGTTTGTTTTCATCCTGTACCTCCTTTCTTCCGTGATTTTGCCACCAATAAGTAAACCTTCTCTTTGCATCCGATATATTCGATATACTCCGTTCTTCTCCGATTGAAACGATATAAGCTATGAACTTATCTAACTGGTCGGGAAGCATAGAAATAAAAGACACGCCTAAAGTAGACTGTATACAAACAGATTCTTTCCATGTTTCGTCAGATAGTAGTTGCTCTTTGATTGATTGAAGGTCGAGAACTTTATTCGCTCCCTCTCTCACACTCTCTCCATTAAGAGAGAGAGTATCACTAACACTTACACTATCACTTACACTTACAGTTGACGTTCGTTTACGGTCGCATACGTTCGTTGACGTTCGTTTACGGTCGTTCGCTTGATGTTTTCTGCTTTCTGCACTTTTGAGAGCGGCTTCTTTCCGTTGTTTGATAGCAGCATCATATTTGCCTATATTACGGTCAATAGCCGGTTTAAAGATGGAGAACATTGCATTGACTACAGTATTGTCTGTTTGCGGCATTTCTTCTGTTCTAACATAGTCGAATATTGCTTTAATGAGTTCGCCCGCAATGTCGTTGGGCTGTCCGTCGAACGCATCTTCCCATTCTGTATAAAGTACAAATGATTTTCTACTCATTGATACCTCCTTCCCAGTCAATAGACATTTGCCGTGTGTCCGGCTCTAACCAGTATAGTTTTCTTCTATCGTCCAGGCGAACGTCTTTAATGTCCCAGCCTTCATCATTACGGAGGGTGGAGATTACACGTCTGGCATCATTCGAATTTGTTTCAGC